CTTTTTATTTATTCCTAACACGGTAAAACCATGAAAAAACACAGGATTGACACTGTTTACGCTGCTGGTGAAATGTTTCGGGCTGATAAACCGATGCCACCAGCACACATCAGCTTGCCTGATTACGCAGTCCCAGCTTGGGATGCAATAGTACGCGCGCGCGATTATACATCATGGACTGCGGTAGACCTCGAACACTGTGCAAACCTTGCCTGCTGCCTGGCTGATCTGGAAAAATTGCGCCATGAGGTTAGACGAGAAGGTGACATAATTGAAAACGCGCGTGGCACTCCGATCATGAACCCGAAGCACACGTTGATTGAAACTTTGTCGCGCAGGTCGGTGGCGCTATCGCGTATGCTGCATGTACATGCAGAGGCAACGGTTGGGGAAAGTCGCGAACACAAAAAACGCAACGAGGCACAAGCTGATGTTAATGGCGCGAATCGTGATGATGAATTGCTGGCAAGGGCGCATTGATGACCACAGCCGATAAGGTAATTGCCTTTATCGAACGGTTCTGCATTGTGCCGGAGGGCAACCTTGTCGGCAAACCGATGACCCTTGCACCATTTCAAAAAGAGTTTATTCGGGCAATTTATGAGCCTGGCGTAAGGCGTGGCTACCTGTCTATTGGGCGCAAGAATGGCAAGACTGGTCTTATTGCTGCTTTGCTGCTGGCGCACATTGATGGACCAGTTGCAGTTCAGAACAGCCAGATCATTTCCGGCGCACGCTCGCGCGATCAAGCGTCACTGGTGTTTAGCCTAGCAGCCAAAATGGTTCAGTTATCACCTGTACTGCGTGACCGGATACGTATAGTGCCATCGAGCAAACGGCTGATCGGTCTGGCAATGAACGTGGAGTATCGCGCGCTGGCCGCTGACGGCACAACGGCTCACGGGCTGTCACCTGTTCTTGCGATACTGGATGAAGTGGGACAGGTCAAAGGTCCACAAGATGATTTTGTGGATGCCATCACTACCAGCCAAGGCGCACATGATAATCCGCTACTGCTTGCGATTAGTACACAAGCGCCGACTGATGGGGATCTGTTTAGTTTGTGGATTGACGATGCAAAGCGGTCAAAGGATAAGCGCATTGTTTGTCATCTTTATGAGGCGGAAAAAGACTGTGACGTTACCGATCCCAAGCAATGGGACAAGGCCAATCCAGCATTGGGCGTGTTTAGGTCGTTAGCTGATGTGCAAGAACAAGCGGAGCAGGCTGCAAGAATGCCAAGCGCGGAGGCTACGTTTCGCAACCTAGTGCTAAACCAGCGAGTGCAGATTGTTAACCCGTTTATTAGCCGGACCGTCTGGGAAGAAAACGGCGGGCAACCGCTGCCGCTGGATGGAAGAATGGTCTACGTTGGTCTGGACCTTTCGGCAAAAACCGACCTAACCAGTGCGGTGATTGTGTTTGATGCAGGCGGCTTAACCCATGTTTACCCGCTTTTTTGGATGCCAGAGGACGGTATAAGAGAGAAAGCCAAGCGCGACAGAGTGCCTTATGATGTGTGGGCGGATCAGGGTTATATCCACTTAATACCAGGCGCGACAGTTGATTATGAATGGGTTATAACAAAACTTTCTGAAATTCTAGAACAATCGGTTATAATGGGTGTAATGTTTGACAGATGGCGCATTGATGTGTTTACCCGCGATCTGGAAAGACTGGGCATTGAGCTGCCAATGGTGGCGCACGGACAAGGGTTTAAAGACATGTCTCCGGCGCTAGATCAGGTCGAAGAGGCATTGCTTAATAAGCGAGTCCGGCATGGTATGCACCCAGTATTGACGATGTGCGCTGCAAATGCGGTGGTTACAAAAGACCCGGCTGGTAACAGAAAGCTGGACAAGCACAAAGCAAACGGACGAATTGACGGAATGGTGGCGCTCTGTATGGCAATGTCGAAGATGGGCATGATTGAGCATGACGACCTGACCGACTTTTTGTCTGACCCAGTGAGGGTTTATTAAATGGCAGGCTGGAATTGGATACCGCGATTCATGGGCGGCGGCATTACCCGAAAGCCTGGCATTCAAACCGGCTCGCCGTTAATTACATTTGGTGGCAAAAAAGCCAGCGTTACCGAAGAAACCGCCATGCAGATCAGTGCGGTCTGGGCATCGGTAAGCCTAAAAGCGTCTGTGTTGTCGAGTTTGGCGCTGCACTTTTACGAAATGAACGGGGACGGGCGGGTTGAATTAACCGACTATCCTTTAGCCAGATTGTTTTCTGGCAAGGTTAATCAGTACCAGACAAGGGTCGAGTTTTTTGAAACGCTTGGGCTAAACTTGTATTTGTCAGGCAACTTTTACGGAAGAATTACCCGCAGCGGCAGTGATATTGTATCAATACTGCCGCTTATGTCGTCACAGATGGAAGTGGAGCTGCTACCAGATGGCTCAGTGGTCTACACCTACACAAACGGCATTGATGTAAACGCATACGCGGCTGAAAGCATTTGGCATGTTAAGTTAATGGGTAACGGAATTAAAGGCATGTCACCCATGCTGTACGCTAGAAACGCCATTAGCACGGCAATTCTGGCTGAAGAGTGGGCTGGAAATACGGTCGGTAATGCCGGCAAGCCGTCTGGTGTGTTGTCATACGACAAGTTATTAACCAAAGAACAGCGCCAGCAACTCAAAGAAAAGTTTAAAGATCTGCAAGAAGGCAGCAATGAAACGCTGATGGTTCTTGAGGCTGGCATGAAATACGACAAGGTCAGCATGTCGCCGCAAGAGGTTCAGCTTTTAGACAGTCGCAGATTCCAAATTGAGGACATTGCCCGATTTTTTAATGTGCCATCGGTGCTGATTAACGACACTAGCACATCGACAGTGTGGGGCAGCGGCATCGAGCAGATCATTACTGGCTGGTATAAGCTGGGCTTTAGGCCCGAACTGGAAAGGCTTGAAACAAGCATAATTAGCCATCTAGTACCAGGCGCACAGCGATCAACCATATCGGTAGAATTTGATTTTGAAGAGTTGCTGCGCACAGACTTTAAAACGCGGGTTGAAACAGGATCAAAAGCCGTTGGCGCTGGACTAATGACACGCAACGAATGGCGGAAAAAAGAATGGTTGCCGATAGTTGCTGGCGGTGATGATTTAACAGTACAGGTTAATTTAACGCCGATTGATGAATTACCTAAAATTGCGGAGGCTCAAAATGCCAATGTTGCATAAACTGCTGGATGTTAAGAGCGCACAATTTAAATTTGACGGCGATTCAGGCGAGTTTGAAGGCTACGCCAGTGTGTTTGGCGGCATTGATTCATACGGTGACACAATGCACAAAGGCGCATTTAAGATGACGCTGGAAGGCCGTGAGCGCCCTGTGCGTATGCGCTGGAATCACTTTGGCCCAGTAATTGGCCGTTATCTTGAAATCACAGAAGATGAGAACGGTTTATATGTGCGTGGTCAGCTCACGCCAGGCCACTCAACGGCTGAAGATGTAAAAGCCAGTTTAAAGCATGGCGCAATTGACGGGCTTTCGATTGGATTTATGCTTGATGATTACGAGGACAAGGCAGGCGGTGGCCGAGACATTAAATCAGTTAAGCTGATTGAAATTTCAGTTGTTGAAGAGCCTGCTGATCTTGGCGCAAAAATTACAAGTATCAAATCTGCTATTGCTGACGCAACGCGACTAGCAGATATCGAATTAATCCTGCGCGATGCTGGATTGTCACGGTCTGAATCGACTGCCCTAGTTAGTCGCATCAAGACCATTGCTCACGGTGATGTTGAGCAAAAAAACAACGCCGATAAGATGGCGGCTGTGTTTGGGCAATTTAAGCTGTAGCAGTGCTTTTTTAACTTATTTTGCAATATTTATTTCACAAGGAAATTATTATGTCAGAAGAAATCAAAGCAATCCAGGCCGGTTTGGACGGTATCAAGTCACAGCTTGATGCAAAACTTGCCGACCACACAAACCAGATTGAAAGATTTGGCAAGGCATCAACTGAAACCACAGGTCAAGTTGACAAGCTGGCGCAGCGTTTTGCTGAAGCAGAAGCCAAACTGCAAGACTTGGCACAGAAATCAGCAGAAGGCTGGCAGCAGCCGCGTCACAGCGTTGACACGCTTGGCAGTCTGGTTCTGAAGTCTGAACAGGTTAAAAACTTTATGCAAATGCGCTCTGGCTCTGTCCAGATCGAAGTTAAGAACACAATTATCGGTGAAGGTGGCTCGCCACAGAATCCGGTTGACACCATTGTGGCTCCTGATCGGCGTGATGGAATTGTGCCTGGTGCGTTTCGTGCTTTGTCTGTTTTGGACGTTGTGCCAATGGGTTCAACTTCAAGCAACCAAGTTCACTACACGCAGGAACTGGCGTTTACTAACAACGCAGCCGAGCGCGCGGAAGGCGTTGCCAAGCCTGAATCCAGCCTGACATTCCAACTGATTGAAGAGCCTGTGCGAACGATTGCACATTTCATCAAAATGTCAAAGCAGGTTCTTGACGATGCACCGGCTCTGGAAGGCTACGTTAATCGCAGACTGTCACACGGTGTTCGCAACCGTCTTGAATTCCAGATTCTGCGCGGCAACGGCACTAGCCCTAACCTTGCTGGCCTGTCTGCTTCAGGCAACCACACTGCGTATACACCAGCAACTGGTGACACCGCACTGGACAGCTTGAACAAGGCTAAATATGCGGCAATCGGCGCAGACTTTATGGCTGACACAATTTTTATGAACCCTGCATCATGGGGTGCAATTGAACGCGCCAAAGTGACCGGCGGTGCATATGTGCTTGGTGACGGCGCGGCAATTACCTATGTTGCCAGCGGCATGATCCCGCGCGTTTGGGGCATGAATGTTGTGCTGTCTAACAACGTGGAATCTGGCAAGTTTTACGTGCTGGATGTTAACGCTATCGAGATGATGTTGCGCCAGGCTGTAACAGTTGAAATGGGTTTTGTGAACGATGACTTCACCAAAAACCTGTTTACTCTGCGAGCTGAAATGCGCGGCGCACTGGCTGTTTACCAGCCGACTGCGGTTCGTTACGGTAGTTTGACACTGTAATTAAAGAAGGGGCTGCTGTAATGGCAGTCCCCTTTTTACCATTAGGGGTGCAACATGAAAATCAAAGTGATTGGGCAATGGTCATCTGAAGATTTCGGAAATGTTACTGACGGTGACGTCTTAGAAATTGATCCGTTTTTAGCTGAACAGTTTATTCAAAGAGGGTATGCCTATGCGGTAAATACCTATGAAACGAAAGTTGTAAGGCAGACTCCCACTGTTGGTGATGTCCCTTTGGCATCTGGACCGGACAGCGATGTTTCGTTGTCGCCAGCGGTCCCAGCCTCACGCAAGAAGATTGCGACAAGCTCAAAAGCGAAAAAGTAATTGTCATAAATACCACAGCAAAGCGTATGCCGTGGGCTGATGTGCTTTATGCTTGTGATGAATCGTGGTGGGATCGAAACCCTGATGTATGGAAGCCATTCAAGGGAATGAAATTTACTTGGTCAAAGGAAGCAGCGAGTAATTATTTTCTGCTTTACGCTCCGGGGGAAACTGGGGAGGGACTCGGCAGGGATGTACTACACGCAGGCGGCTCAAGTGGTTATATGGCCGTAAACCTTGCCTACTTTTTGGGCGCTGCTGAAATCTATTTGCTGGGCTTTGATATGCAAATGACGGATGGAATGACGCACTGGCACGGCGATCACATTAATCAAAACAACCCGACACCTGACATGCTAGCAAAGTGGGCGCGCAGGTTTGTTCCGATGTGGTCAGACTTGCGTGATCTGGGCATTCCGTTGATTAACTGCACTAGGCAAACCGCAATGACAATTCCGCGCATGGACCTAGATGAGGTGCTGGCGCAATGACACCCGCTGAATACTGGCAGAACAATAAAAACCTTGATCACATAACTCCACCAGGCGAGAGATTTCCAGAGGTTGGTTTGTTTGAGGCGCTCCACAAGGCCGTTAGCGGCACGTTGTGCGAGTTTGGCTGCGGTGATGGGCGCTTGGCTTGTGCGTTTAGCCCTGACGCTTATACGGGCTTTGACATCAATCAACACGCCATTGCTGCTGCTAGAAAGAACAATCCAGCGCATGTTTTTGGCTCTGCACTTGTACCGGCTGAAACAATCCTTGCATATACAGTGCTGCTGCATATACCTGATCACGAAATTGAGGCGATTATTAAACAATTTTTGCCATATAAACGCATTGTGATTGGCGAAATTATGGGCAGACAATGGCGCAGACCTGGCAATCCTCCGGTGTTTAACCGTGATCTGTCCGAATATGTGGAAATGATTGGCCGTAACTACAACAGAATTGAGGTTCCATATCCGCGTTACGGGTGTAATTTGGAGTTGATCGTATGCTGACGGTGGTCTGTGTCTTAAAATCTGGTGGCTGTTATACGCCAGAATATGTCCAAAGGCTCAAAGACGGCGTTGATCGAAACCTTACAGGGCATAACTTTGTGTGTTTTTCTGACGTTGATGTGCCTTGTGACCGCATTGCATTGACCAAAAACTGGCCTGGCTGGTGGTCAAAGCTGGAAATATTTACGCTGACCGGCAAAACGCTGTATTTTGATCTTGATACAGTGATTACAGGCGACTTGCGTCAGATTGCTGAGTACCCACATGAGTTCACTATGCTGTCAGACTTTTACACGCCAAATAAGCCAGCAAGCGGCGTGATGGCGTGGCAAGGCAACTATCAACACATTATGGACGATTACGATCACAATAAAACCTACCCTGGACACGGCGATCAGGGGTACATTGCAACAAAGATATCGCCAGAACGGTTCCAAAACGTACTACGCAGCCAAATAACAAGCCGAAAAGCTCTGCACACACGCAACGATAATGAGCGCGTGGTGTGTTTTCACGGAGAGCCAAGACCGCATGAGGTGGGCTGGGCGGTATAGTTTATAAACAAACAGTTTAAAACCTGATAAAATAGAGCAATAGTCACCGGAGCAGGCAGCAAAATGAGATATATAACTACTGTTTCAGGCGTTGAGCCGGTCACAATGCAACAAGTTAAGGACCATTTGCGCATTACTTGGGAAGAAGAGGACGCATTGATCTACTCTTTTTTGGTAGCGGCGCGAGAGTATGTTGAAAAAATCACATCACAAGCGGTAATTCCACAAACCATCAAGGCTTATTACGACAATCTGCCTGTGTTTTCTGGCTCTTTGTCGCTACCTTTGTCAAATGCTGTTGCCATTACATCGGTAAAATACCTTGATAGCGCATACGCTCAAATTACTATGCCGTCATCAGAGTATTATTTGACCGTTGGGCAACCGAACAAAGTTTTTTTTAAAAGTCCAGCACCTGCTTCCGCAGACCAGCCGGACAGCGTTGAGATTATTTATACCGCAGGATATGGGTCAGCGCCGTTTAAGCCATTTGCCCAGGCAATACGGGCATCAATACTTGTAATGGTTGCCGATCTTTATGAAAACCGAGAGTCACAAAGCAGCCAAAAGTTTGAACAGAACATGACCGTTGAAAGGCTGCTTGGCATGAATAGGGAGCTGGGACTGTGAGAACGGGACGGCTACGACACTTAGCACAATTTCAGCGCGCAACTGTGACTAGCAACAATTTTGGCGAGCCGGTGCAAACGTGGACAGTGTTATCTGAGGATTACATTGCCATTGAACCCTTACGCGGCAACGAAAAGTTTTCAGCAATGCAGGTCCAAACAGACATAGACACACGGATCATTGCTCGCTGGCACAGAGTGCTGTCTACGCTAACAACTAAAGATCGGATTGTGTTTGGATCTATTATTTACGACATTAAAGAGGTCTTAAACATAGACCAGCGAAACCGTGAATTGCACATTATGGGGCGAGTTCATGGTTGACGTATCAGTCAAAATTGAAGGTTTAGAAGATGCAATGAAAGCAATGCTGGCTGCTTTTCCGACTAATGAGCGCAGGCAGCGCGGCATACTTAATGCCTCAATCAGGACTGCGGCAACAGATACAATACTGGCCGATGCAAAGCAAAGAGCAAAAAGCGGTGACGGTTCTGGTGCATTGTCCGAGGCGCTTGGCATACGGGCAACAAGCAAGAAGAAACTAAAAGCGCGCCGTGTTGTGGCAGGCGTTGAAATTGTTCCGGTGCGCTCAAACATGAAGGCAATGGCAATGTATATTCAGCACTATTACACGGCTAAGGGAAAGACAGCTCCAGCCAAGATGCTGAGCAGCGGTGTCCGTCATGGTCACCTAGTTGAGTTTGGCAGTTTAAACAATCCAGCAAGGCCTTTTTTGTGGCCTGCTGCTGAGTCAAAACGATCCGCGTATATTGGCAGGTTTGCTGCTGATTTGACCAAAAAAACTGAAGCTGCCGTGCGTAGAGAGGCAAAAACGCGATGATGGAAATCGGGCTTGTTGCGCGGTTAAAAGTTAATCCGGCAATTGCTGGCGGTCGAATATTTCCGCGTTTGCCGCAAAATCCAACCTTCCCACTGGTTAGATACCAGTTAATAAACGTAAGCAGGACTAACGATATCACGGGCGCAAATGTCGGTCCAAGCCAGTTTACGGTACAGATTGATTGCATGGCGCGCAGTTACGGAGATTCCAAAACCCTTGCTGAAAGTGTATTTGATAGACTAAATGGGTATAATGGAACGTGGGGTGCAGATATTTGTCGTTTTTGTACGATTGACACAGAAAACGACTTTTACGAGCAAGACGGTGACGATGTAACGCATTGGGTATCCCAGCGTTATATGATCTGGACAAACAACGATTAATTTTAGGAGATACGCATCATGGCAACAAATGCAAAATTGGGGGCGTTAAGCTCTTTAAAGTTAGGTGATGCAGCGTCACCTGAAATATTTACTACTGTGGCAGAGGTGCTGCGGGTTGGCTCAATCGGCCAATCGGCCAGTGAAATTGAAGTTACCCACTTGTCGTCAACTTCCAAAGAGTACATCGGTGCTTTGCCTGAAGGCTCAACAGTGGAATTTAGTGTAAACTTTGTTGGCGGCACTCAGCAGAACGCTTTGCGCGATGCAGTGGGCAAAACAAAAAACTTTAAAATGCAGTTTAGCGACAAAACACAAGCTTCTTTTGCGTTTGTTATACTGGGCTTTGCGCGCGACGAAACCTCACCAGAGGCGCAATTAACCGCTACGATTAATGGCCGCATTACCGGCAATATTACCTGGGGCGTTTACACCTGATGAAAGCTGATGACCTGCTGAATATTAATGATTTAAAAACAAAAACAATTCATGTTCCCAAGTGGAACAAGGATATTATTATTCAAGAACTGGGATTGCTGCCAATGATGGAGCTTTACCAGTCGATGGATATTAAAGATATTCAAAAAGGGCAGATTCAGGTTAAGCCGTTGGACATTGCGCGAATTGTTGTCATGGGCGTTGTCGATGAAAATGGCGCGCCAGTTTTTACTGATCAGCATATTCCGGCATTAGCTAAAAAGAACCGTGAAGCATTAATGTTTATTTACGGTGAAATAATGTCTCTGTCTGGCACTGAGGATGACGCGGCAAAAAACTAGAATGCCAGCCGTTGCTGTTATCGGTGTACCGGCTGGCGTTTTACTTTAAGCGTCCGGTGAGTGAATTAAACATTACCTGGCGCGAGTTTTTGTACTGGCAAGCCTATTTGGATATTGAGCCACCAGAGCAAGGCGACAACAACCGCACTGCGGCGCTGCTGGCACAGATTACAAACATGTCTGGCAGGTCGTTACCAGATCGCAAGCGTGTAAAGCCTGAAGATTTTATGCACAAGCCATCTGAAGAAAAGGCACAAACTGAGCAAGATCAAAAAGCGTTTTTACAAGGGCTGGGAGGCTTTAAATAATGGCTGCAAGTGCCGGTACAGTTACCCTTGATCTTGATGCTAATTCCGTCAAACTTCTGCGGGAACTCCAAAAGGCTGAAAAGTCAACAAAGAAAAGCGCCAGCAATATGGGCGCAGACTTTTCTAGGATGGCCTCTAACATTGCCAAAACTACCGCAGTTGTTGCGACTGCCTTTGCTGCGATGGCAACAAAGATTACCCGCGATGGTTTAAAGGTCATTGACGCAAACGCCAAAATGGCGCGCTCTTTAAACGCCAGCAATGATGCTTTGATGGCGCTTCAAATGGCTGCGGGTGATGCAGGGCTTGATGGTTTGGAAGGTTCTCTTAGCAGAATGACAAGGGCGCTGGGCGCAGCCGAGCTTGGGACTGGCAGGGCTGTCAAAACCATTGAAGTGCTGGGTCTTGATCTTGCTGCTTTGTCTCAAATGGACGTTGATCAAAAACTGCAAACCATTGCCGAGGCAATCCGTAGAGCTGGCATATCATCTGAGCAAGCTTCACGCCATTTACAAAACCTTGGCTTTGATCAAGCACAAGCCATGCAATTCTTCACAAGCGGAATAACTGACCTTGGCAATTACCGGCGGGAGATTAATGCTCTTGGCTTGTCGCTGTCGTCTTTTGACGCTGCAAGAGTTGAGCGCGCCAATGACGCAATGGGTGTTTTTGGCGATGTTGTACAAGGAATCAGCCAGCGCGTTGCTGTAAACATGTCTGACATACTGTATTACTTTTCCGAATCGTTTACCCAGATGGCCGTTGAATCAGGCAATCTTGGAACAATTATTGATGAAATGTTTCACAAGATATTAATGGGCAGCATTAATGTATTTGAAGCAATCGGCACAGCACTGTCGCCAATTATTGCGATCACAAAAAGCCTTTGGGACAGCTTCATGGCGCTGCCGCAGTTTGCTCGCGAGCTTGGCATTGTTGGCGCATTGCTGTTTGGCCGCGCAGGGCTTGCTGGGGTGATTGCAATTACTGCTGCAATTAAAGCTCTACAGTCTGCTGTTGGATATGCAGCAAACCAAGTAGCTATGACTGGCAGTGAAACATTTGCAGGCTCTCAACTTGATCGTTTAAATAAATTATTGTCAGGAGAAACACAGTTTAGCCCTATGGAAGAGGTGGCAGGACTGTTTAGTCCTAATTACGAAAACAACATAGCAGCACAGGCATCTCGGCTAAGACAAATGATGGAAGGCGTTTCAACCGCGCGCGAAAACCTGCGGGTGCAAATGTCTCTTGATCCAATGTGGAACGATCCAAGCATTAATGATTTGCTTGATGGGCCGCCTGTCAGTGACGGCCTTGATGATGAGTTGGTTGCTGTTCAGCAATTTACTGCAAAAGCAGAATCACAACTTAATCAATTTGCGCAACAAGCGGCAAACAACATGCAAACCGCGTTTGCTGACTTTCTTTTTGATCCGTTTAAAGAAGGTCTGCGCGGCATGTTGGCAGGCTTGATTGATACCCTGCGCAGAATGATTGCTGAAATTGCAGCGCAAAAAATTCTAGGCGCTATTTTTGGCGGGCTGGCTAATTCATTTAATCCAACTATCGCAGGCATTGGCGCGGCGTTTGGAGGTCAAGCATTTGTCGGCCCGATGCCCTCGCGTGATTCGGGCGGCAGAGGCGCTGCCGGACAGTCATACATGATCGGCAGAGGGGCGCAGCCAGAGGTATTCATTCCAGACAGCGCAGGAACCTTTATACCTAACGCGGATCAGATGGGCGGCACTACATTTAACATTACCGTAGATGCGCGTGACGCTG